GGTGCAAATCCGACGAACGGTCAATTTTTGGGTCAGCTGCGCCCTGCGAGCGACTCCGAGGCTGTTTTCAGCTTGTGGCAAGGGATGCAGAGGCTTTGCAGGTTCGAATCATCATCCGTTCCGCCTTGCGCCTTGTTGACGATGTGGTCGACCTCAAGGTCAAGGGTTACCAAGTGGCAGCACTGGCAGGTGTAGAGGTCACGCTGGAGGATCTCTTCGCGCTTACGCCGCCATGGGCGTCCACCACGGCCAGAGCCCCAGCCGCTACCGGTATCGGCTGCTGGCTTGGCGCTCAGTCTGCTCGTGTCCATCGCCTGAATGCGCGGCTTCAATGTGGTCAGCTTGGCCATTCCCTACTCCGAACGCGATCAAGCCCTTGGCCTTGCGGTAGGCCAAGCGTGCCGCTTTGGTAATGCGGCCCCTTCGGCGAGCACACGCCGCGCACACCGTCATTGGCTAACTCGGTCGACCGCTTCCACAGCCTTGTCGGCAGCCTTGTTCGCCGAATCCGCGGCCTTGTTTGCGCTGTTGGCGGCGGCCTCGACCTTCTCCGCTGCCTTGGTTGTCTTCTCGGCCAAGTTGCTCAAGCGTAAGTCACGCTGCTTGAGTGCTTCGTCATAGGCGCCACGTACTGCGTCCACCTGCTTGACGTAGGCCGAAGCCAGCGACCATTGGGCTATCTGAAAACCGAAGGCTGCACCACTGCCAACCAGCAGCAAGGCGATCAACCAGACCTCGGCGCGCCGCCACCACAGGCGGGCGATGAATTCCATTGCGATACGGTGCATCAGGCGGCGCCCCCAAGCTGTGACCGCAACCGAGCGATCTCGGCGCTTTGGCTGGTCACCTTGTCCGTGAGTTGGGCTACCTGGCCGGTGAGGGCTTCGATCTTGCCCTCCATCCGGCCAACTGCGGCGGCGAGTTCGTTTCGTTCTTTTGCAAACTGATCGGCGCGGGCCTCTGCGGCGGCGCGGGCGGTGCGCTCAGAATCAAGTAGCTCATTAAGTCTGCGGACAGTACCGATATCGGCGTTGTCCATTGCACGGTCTGCAGCGTCCTTGGAAAGAAAGCGACGTAGCCATAGCAAGCCGGCCAAAATCACAGTGACACTACCACTAGCCCAAGTAAGCGTACCTGCGCCAAAGTCCGTAGGGTCCATACTTGCTCCTGATGCTGACTAGCATCCAAAGGAGCTTTTCAGCGGATTATTTGTATATCTGAATTAGGCCAATAATAAGATTTAACACCGCTAAAGCGGCACCCCAAACGACAATGCCCCACGGGTTTAGCAGGGTATTGGTCTTTTCAAGGATCTGTCTACGATTGCGTACGTCCAAGAAGCGCCACCACCTTACGGCTGAGCGCTCGTATAAACTCGAAACCTCGAACGGGCTCTCTACGCGTGAGAACACTAGGAATTTTTTAAGTAATTTTCGGATAAAGCGAGGAGTTAGGTCATCGGTGTTACGACCAACCCAGATAAGAACATCCATCCTCGCCAATTTATTTTCCTCATGGCAGGGAGGACCAAAAAATACTTGTATAAGGCCTTCTACAAAGGTGTAGTGAATAGTTATAGAAGCACCCAATTCAAAGTATTTGCGCTGCGTAACCCCACCTTCAGTAAAATCAAAATCTGCTCGGGCCGTGAGCCGATCTGACTGACGCATCGTAAGGCTGTCGTTACCGACCCAGTAGCTCTGTCCGCTTCTTTTGCGAGCCTTCTCAGATATAAGGGAATCGGCGATGAGATAGCGGAGTTCGGGTTTAACTGCTTCGTTAAAATCATCCAGCTCTCTAGCAATCATGGCTTTATGAATCGGCCAGTTCCGATCACTACGCTGCCTCTGAAGGCGAGCGGTGAGGCGCTTAGATAGTTCTCTCTGGATAAAATATTTCATTTAGAGCTCAACCTGAAGGCCAAGCCCTGAAACGCACACGACTGGCAGGATGGAGAAATATTCGGCCATCCGGCCACGTGCTGTCAAGCGGCCATTTGCAAGGTAAGCCCCTCATACTCCAAGAGCTTTCCCGCCTCGGTCAGGGCCTCGCTCACCATTTCTTCCAGCGCATCCTCGACGCCCTTCTTCCAGCGGCGACGAGTGCGCTCGGGGCGCGCCTCCGGGTCCCAACGGTTCACGTCGTAAAACTCCGAGGGCAAAACGATCATGTCCGAGGAGCGCTTTCCTTCGGCGCCTTTGAGCTTTGGTATTGCCCAGGCCGTCACCGCGCTTACAACGAAGAGCTTCGGGGCGTGCGAAGCGATCAGAGGATGCAGCCGCCCTATCGACTGGACTTTGCGGGCGCGGTGGGTGCTGTATTTGGCCACCAGGGCATCCCAGTGCCGGGGCTTGAGCTGGCTGTGCAGCCGGGCGAATACCCAGCAGTCGGCATCCATGCGTGTCAGCGAGCCCGACTCGACCGAGCGCGATAGCGTTGCCAGGTCATGGCCTTCATCGAAACCGGGCTGGTACAGCTTCTGCCAGGCCTGCTTGCTGGTGTTGTCGATAGCCTCGGCAGCTAGGGCCGAAACGACCGCGCTCAAAACGGTGGAGTAAATCATGATGCTCTCCCTCAATCCCCGGTGTAGTTGGTGCCGCCGGTACCGCGGCGGTTGTTCTGGTGGTACTGCTCGCCCGGGTCACGGATGGGCACGGGGCGCTCCAATTCATTGATGCGGCGCTGGGCCTGCTGGAGCCGCATGGTCAGCTGAAGCACCAGGTCTTCCAGCGGCAGCGGTTGCCCGGTCAGGCCATCGACCCAGCCAGAGGCGTTGCACGCGGCACAGGCCATCTCGAAGAAAACGCCGTGTACTACTGCCCTGCCCTTGCATGTCGGGCAGTGGGCCAGAAGCTTCTGCTGCTGGCGAAAGGCGGGGCCGTGGCTCTTTTTCATGCTTTTGAAACCTCGCCATTAACAATTTCGGAAAGGGCCTTGCAGCCCGCGCCATTCGTGGCCTGCGCGGGGTTTTGCGAATCTTCGGATCTAACGCCCGTCCACCCGTGAACAGAGGTAAAGCCACGCTCATCTAACCAGCCGTGCCACTTCTCCAGCGCGATACGCCGCTGCACCGTGGCCTGGGTGTTGATGTAGGTGCTGGCAATCTTGCCCAGCGAGTGGTTCAGCAGCATCTCGCCGATGTGCCCGTCGATACCCAGATCCGTCCAGGCGGTGCGGGCGACCTTACGCAGGTCATGGCTGGTCCACTGGCCTTGCCCGAGGCGGGCGAACACGGCGCTGGCCTGGCTCTCGCTCAGGGGCTGACCGCGACGGTTGGGGAACAGGTAGATGCCGTCATAGCCGTCGGCGAGCTGGGCAGCCCGGTAGCGCCGCAGCAACGCCTGTACCTGGGCGGTCAGGGGAAGCCTGTGCTCGGTCCGGGTCTTCGTGTGCTCGGCGGGAATAAACCATTCACCGTCGGCCAGCGCCATGTCCGGCCAGCGCGCCTGCCGCGTTTCCCCTACCCGCGTGCCGTGGCAAAGCATCATCAGCGCCAGCATCGCCGGGGCTGGCTCGGCCTCGAACAGCGCGGCCAGTAGCGGCAGCAGGTCGGCTACCTGTCCGCCACGCAGCCGGGCTGATTTGGGCATTACCCGCGCCGTGGTGAAGTCGACGAACTTCAGCCCGGCCATGGGATTGGTGGGAATGAGGTCCAGCTTGTGGGCCTGCCGGAACGCCACCACCAGAAGGCGGTAGAGCTGCTGGACGTAGGACAGCGACAGGGTTTCCTGCGCCGGCCACATCAGCAGCTTGTCGAGGGTCTGGGCGCTGACTTCGCGGATGGCCAGTTCACCCAAGCGGGGTTTGAGGTGGCAGGCAATGGCGGACTTTGCCGCCGCCTTGCGCTTGGCCGACAGCGAGCGGTCGCGGGCCATGCGCTCGCCGAACCAATCCAGCAGATCGCCCACCGTCGCCCACGCTTCCACCGCCGCGCTGGCCTCCGGCTTGAGCACCAGCCGCTGGCGAAGCTCCGGCAGCACCGCCAGAACCGCACCGGTCTTCAGGTCCGGGTAGCCGGCAATCCGCCGCCACGCACGATTTACCACCAGGTACCAAGAGCCCCGGTCGCGCTGGGCATTGAACCGCAGGTACAGCCCCCGATGCCGGGGATCGCGCAGCGCGCCCACGGCGGGATCGGCGGCCTGTCGGCGGATCTCGGCATCGGACAGGTTCACGGCCAGGGTACGGCTCACGCAGCGAACCTCACTGTGGGCGCCAGCAGCAGGTAGGCGCGGATAGCTTCGAACGCGTCGATGTGCCCACGGCACACCACAGCGAGATAGCCCTGGCCGTTCAGCTTGTTGATGAAGGCCTGCTGGTTTGCGGAGACCTCGGCGTCGTACGGCGGCTTGGCCTTGAACTCGATGTACAGACCGAAATACCCGCCGCGCGCCATGGGCAGCACCAGGTCCGGTACGCCCGCGCGCACGCCCTGCGCCTTCAGCTTGGCGGCCACCGCCTTCACCCGGTGCCCACCGTTGGGGACGTGGTAGATCAGCTCGGCTGCCAGCGGGTAGCGCAAGGCGAGCTCACGCAACAACGCCGCCTGCTCAAGGCCTTCGCGGTCGATGGGCTTGGCGCGACGTACGCGCGGCTTGAACGGTGAAAGTGTGGCGCCCTGGGTCATGGATGGCAGGCCTCTATTTCTTCGCGCCGCTGATGCGGGCTTTCAGGTCGTTGATCTGGTCGTAGTACGGTGCCCGTTCCTTACTGGTCTTGAGCGTGCCGACCTGTTTGGAGAACGCGTTCATCGCTACAAGAGCGTCGAAGGCCGTCGTCTT